TCAACCGCAGCTACGGATCAGCTCGTGGGTGGGCTGCAAAAGTTTCGCTGAAGCGATGCCCTAGCGATGGAAGACTGACCTGCAAAAAATGGGTGGACTCGGCTCTTTTGTGCAAAGGGTAGGACATGCTTTGTCATATAAAATATGGGCTAGTTATCTTTGGGATAAAAAAGTATTGCACGCAATAAGTATGCAATGCAGATATTATTCATCAAAGTAGTTTAGCTTAATAATAAAACAACAAACAAAGAAAGGAACAGGCAAGATGAGTGAACTTGGTGGCTTAAAAGCAATTAACATTCGGGGTGGACATTATGTTATGGTGCACACAAAGGTCGCAGCTTTTAGGAAGCTGTTCCCGAATGGAAGGATTGAAAGCGACATTCTAGGAGATCCCAAGGATTGGGTATTTGTTCGCTCTAAGGTTACCCCGAATGTTGAGCACCCAGAGCAGTATTTCATCGGGCACTCTCAGGCCAAGTGGACTGGTAACATCAACGGTGCCGCAGCCCTAGAGAATGCCGAGACAAGTGCTGTTGGCCGTGCCCTCTCTATGATGGGGATCGGAATTGAGGGAGGTATGTGCAGCGCAGAGGAGCTTGAAAAGGCAAAGGCTACTCCAGCTCCATCAAATGTGGTGATGCTCGAGAAGGAAAAACCAGCACAGGTCAACACACCTAGCTTGGCCGACATTACTGAAGACTTTGTTTCTTTTTGCGAGACAAACCAGATCACTGACGCAGATCTTTACAGGTTTGCCAGATCGCTAACCGCCTCCTCATGTAAGAAGTTGGGCATCTCCCATCCAGCCGTACCCCAAAAGGGACATGGAGAAGATTCACCATTTATCGGAGTAGCTGATACTGCGTTACTTGCGGCTATTGTTAAACATTCAAAGTTGGTGCTCGAAAGAATTAGGGGCGAGGTAAAATGAGCAAAGCCCCGAGCAAATTCGGGAAGTGGAAAGTCTCGCCTTTGGGGGATTACGGATACCGTGATGTCATTATCCCAAAAGGGATATGGGATAAAGCAGTTCGTGGTCTGTCTGGTATGGGACGAAAGTCCCTTACTGGATCAAGGGCAACTGCAAAGCAGCCGAAAGCATTCAAGCGATGAAACGGAAGACTGCTGTTAAGGCTCATGTTGAGGATTGCGGCAGAAGAGTTGTCACACTTGATCTAAACGAACCGCACCAGCTCTACAAAAACGAAGGCGGGGACATTCTTCCATCCGTAACTGCAATTCTCGGGAAGCATATTTCAAAGCCCAACCTAGTTCCTTGGGCGCATAGGCTTGGCAAGGACGGCAAGGATCTTGAGATCCACGGAGGCGAGGGCAGGAGAAAGGGGAGCATAACCCACTTTCTTATTCATGGTCACTGCGAGGGTTTTGATTGCGACCTGTCCAAGTGCGACAAGGCAGAGGCGAAAGCTGCCATGAACATGTTTGAAACTTGGAAGAAATGGTGGAAGGAGTCGGCCACAAGGTTGATCAAGGCAGAGACACAGCTATCCAGCGGACGGCTTGGGTACGGCGGCACCATTGATTTAATTGGAAGGGATCAGGAGGGCAGGGTTTTTATCGC